CAAAATTGAATAAGGATTTTATTGAGAAGATAAAATAATTACATCCTATTGCAATGAAATAACAGTCAACAAGGATTAAATTAAATATAAATAGTGCTTTAGTTATATTGTTAAAAACCTTGTCATTTTGTAAAGCAAATAATAAGAAGTTATTTTTCACTAATGTTACAAAAAGATTAGGTTTTAAAAATGCATAATTATGTTATGAGTTCTTAAGATTTATCATCTGTGGCAATAATACATGGCACTCTGTTGCAGTATCATGTTAAATATTAGCTGTGATTGGTAATGTTTATTATTAAGAAATGATACCTTATCTGAAATCATTAAAAATACACACTTTTGATATCACTGGATATATTAAAGTAAGCAAAGAGGTACATACTTTAATTAGGAAAACAGGTTGTTGGTACGATGGTACATGTTTATCTAATGATCAAAGGTGTGGATATCAATACATATAAGATTTATCTGGTAGAGGTGACTACAAAATTGATTGGCAAACAGAGTTATCAGATAGGAAATAATTAAATGTACATAAATTGCATTTTAGTGCGAATAAAGAAGAATTTAATCACTTAGGCTTTATAACTACAAGAGATTAAAAGATTAGAAAATTATTTGAAGATCTTTGTATTAACTTAGCAAATTTAAAAACTTTTGAAGAGTATTTGCTTAAACGAGTAGAATCAATTAAAGCTGGCTCATCTTTAAATGCGAAAGTTATATTAAGTGATGGAGAAAAGTTGAGACTGAATAAGAGAGGGTCATTAACATATTAATAAGCTAAAAATTTAACTAAAATTTAAGATATGATGCCAATTACTATTGCCACAAGTTGTGATAAATTTGAAAACGGAAAAAATAGAGCTTTATACCCATCATCAACACCTAATTACTTAATTGAGGATTATGTAATACAAAATGTTGAAAATCAATTAACCAAAAATGACAAAATAGGTATGCCCACTGATTGTGAATTATAATTATTACACATTGGTAAATAAATGTAAAATTGTAAGGATAAAAAGATGACTTGGTGTTTTGATTTTGATAATTTTAATTACTCACATTCAAGAGGTGATTAAGCAACGATATTTGAACAACTTTATGCTGCAGTGGTGGGTAATATATAAAACCATTCAATTAAAGAAAGTTATGAAAAAGCATGTAAATGGGTCTCAGAATCAAAATTAAATGTTTGGTTACTTAAGAATGTCAATATGTGTAATGAAAAAATATCTGAATATAATGATATTAATGAATAAATACGTGTAGGCATACCTGATTTGGTAAAAAAGGTCAAAGATGAATTAGAGAAAGTTAGAATAACCACTTTTGACATGTCAAAATGTGAATAAATTCTGTAAGGCATGTTTTCTGGTTTGCGAGTAACTGATTTCACAAACACTATTTTAAATTTGGTGTAGATAGAGATGGTTGAGGATATGTGTAAATAATATATGGACATCAATGAAGATATTTTGATTGACAACAAACATAAAGGTGATGATGTGGCAGCATTTACATCATCATGGATGAACTCAGTGTTAATGAGTGTTATGTCAAGATGTGCTGGTCATGTTGGCAATGATTACAAGATATTAATTGATAATGGCACAATTGAATTTTTACGTAATATAATTATGGATGATGGTATTTATAGAGGGTATTTGAATAGATCAATACCCAATATGGTATCTAAAGATATGTAAGG